ATGGCAACCGTGAAACCTACAGGTAACGTAGTTAAGTCTTTAAAGAAGGCTGGGTTTTACGGTGCAAGTGAACCCAAACGATTGGCTATTATTAACAAAGTTACAACCAAACCCCAGCGGATAAAGATGGTTGACAAGATGTTTTTAGCCAAGAAAGTTAAAGGCGGTACAAAATGATGGCCAGTCGCGGTATGGGGGACATCTCCCCCTCTAAGATGCCCAAGGGTAAGAAGAAGGCTCGTCGGGATGACACTGACTTTACCCAGTACAAAGAGGGTGGGAAGGTCAAATCCAAGGTAAACGAGGCGGGTAACTACACCAAGCCTGAGTTACGTAAACGGATTTTCAACAGCGTAAAAGCTGCTGCAGTACAGGGTACAGGTGCAGGCCAGTGGTCAGCTCGTAAGGCTCAGCTAATGGCCAAGCGCTACAAAGCCGCAGGTGGTGGCTATAAATGACATGGTCAAAAAAGTACAAAGCGTCGATTGATTGCGACAACCCCAAGGGGTTTTCACAGAAGGCTCATTGCGCTAGTAAGAAAATGGCCGGTGGTGGATTGGCTAAACCGCAACAGTCTCTCAAAGACTGGGGCAAACAAGATTGGACAACCAAAAGTGGTAAAAAATCTTCTGACACTGGTGAGCGATACCTTCCAAAAGCTGCGATCAAAAGTCTCAGCGCTAGTGAGTACGCTGCGACAACGCGTGCGAAACGTGCTGGCAAAAAAGCCGGAAAACAATTCGTAGCACAACCCAAAACGATTGCAAAGAAAACGGCAGGATTTAGATGACCACTTCAGGAACCGCAGCGTTTAATCTTGACCTCACTGAGTTGGTTGAGGAAGCGTTTGAACGCGCTGGTTCGGAGTTGCGCACGGGCTACGATTTACGCACTGCTCGTCGTTCATTGAACTTGATGTTTGCTGATTGGGCAAACCGTGGTGTCAACATGTGGACGTTTGAGCAGGGGACAATTAACCTGACTCCGGGTTTAAACAACTACGCACTGCCCGTAGATACGGTGGATCTACTTGAGCATGTGATTCGCACGGGCGCGGGTAGCGCGTCCACGCAGGCTGACCTGACCATCACGCGTATCAGTGTTTCTACTTACGCCACAATCCCCAACAAACTGCAACAAGCCCGACCGATTCAGGTGTGGTATCAGCGTTTGGATGGCCAGACTTCTTCCATTGGCACCACGCTTAACGGCGGTATCAGTGCCACAGATACGACAATCACACTAACTTCAGCGGCTGGACTACCCGCTACAGGGTTCTTGTTGATTGAAAACGAGACAGTGCAGTACGGCTACATCTCTGGCAACGTGCTTAACAACTGTTTCCGTGGGCAGAACGGCACAACTGCCGCAGCACACTCAACTGGCGTGTCTGTATTTACGCAGAATCTGCCATCTGTGACCCTCTGGCCAACCCCAGACAACAGCACAACATATCAGTTTGTTTACTGGCGTATGCGCCGTATTGATGATGCTGGCGGGGGTGTACGCACGATGGATGTACCTTTCCGCTTCCTACCCTGTATGGTGGCAGGCTTGGCCTATTACTTGGCTCTTAAGATTGAGAATGGCGCTGAGCGCCTGCCTGTCTTGAAGCAACAGTACGATGAAGCTTGGCAGTTGGCCGCTGATGAAGATCGTGAGAAGGCTTCGGTTCGTTTTGTTCCGAGGCAACAGTTTATTGGCAGTGGTACGTAAATGAGCAATCGGTTTGCATCTGGTAAAAACAGTATCGCCATGTGCGATAGGTGCGGCCAACAGTTCAAATTAACGGCGCTTCGCAAAGAGATTCAGAAGACAAAGATTTATAATCTGCTTGTGTGTGATGTGTGTTTTGATCCCGATCAACCACAGTTGTTGTTGGGTATGTACCCAGTGGATGATCCACAGGCTGTGCGCAATCCGCGCAAGGACACAACATACGTTACGGCAGGCGTAAACGCTACTGGCAGTCTGACTGGCGGTTCGCGGGATCTTCAGTGGGGGTGGAACCCTGTGGGTGGGGCCAGTAATTTTGATGTTGCTTTGACACAGAATTACTTGGTGGCAACGACATTTGTTGGTACAGTTACAGTAACCGTTACATAGGAGTCTAATATGGACAAGAAAGATTTAGCCCAAGACAAGAAGATGATTAAATCTGCTGTCGGCAAGCACGAGAAAAACATGCACCCCGGCAAAAAGCCTACAAAGCTTGCCAAGGGCGGTAAGACCAATGAGATGATGCTTCAGTATGGTCGTGGTATGGCTAAAGTTAAAAATCAGGGGAAATAATATGGCCAAGATTAACAATCTACCTGCTTCTGCATACGCCAAGCCCCACACCATGAGTGGTGCGCCTGTTGTTCCATCTACAAACCCCGGCATTCCCCCAAACCGCAGTAAAGCCGACACCGTTAATATGTCTATTGGCAACATCAGCAAGGCTGCTGGTAACGAAACCACTAAGACATCCGGTATCGTCACCCGTGGTAACGGCGCGGCAACCAAGGGAACTATGGCCCGAGGCCCAATGGCATGAATTACACGCAACTCAGCAACGCTATTCAAGCGTACACGGAGAACACGGAAGCAGATTTCGTGGCTAATATCCCCGTGTTCGTTCAGCAAGCTGAAGAGCGTATATTCAACTCGGTACAGTTTCCGTCTTTGCGCAGTAATGTGACAGGCGTAACCACAACAAACAACAAGTACTTGCAGTGCCCCACAGATTTTCTGGCGGTGTATTCTTTAGCTATTATTAGCGCCAATGGTGAGTACGAGTACTTGTTAAACAAAGACGTTAACTTTATCCGGCAGGCGTATCCACAGCCCACAGACACAGGGCTTCCTAGGTACTATGCTTTGTTTGGCCCACGTTCAGACAATCCGGCAGAGCTAACTTTTATCCTTGGCCCAACGCCAGACGCCGCATACGGGGCGGAACTGCACTATTTCTTTTATCCCCCTTCAATTGTTCAAAGCCCTGTGGCTACATTAGGGGCTATTACGGGCGGTAGTGCATACACAGCCGGTACATACTTTGATGTGCCTTTGACGGGCGGTTCTGGAAGCGGGGCACTAGCCACAATAACTGTTGCTGGCGGTGCAGTAACAGCCGTAACTGTTACAGATGGTGGCTTGCAGTATGGAGTCGCAAATACGCTGTCTGCTGCAGCAGCTAATATTGGTGGGACAGGTTCTGGTTTTTCCGTTCCTGTTGCTTCTGTAACTAACTCAGGCGGTACGTCTTGGCTAGGTGATAACTTTGACCCCGTGCTCTTGTACGCATCTTTGGTTGAGGCTTATACCTACATGAAGGGTGAGGCTGACATGATGGCTCTGTACAACCAGAAGTTCATGGAAGCTCTTGCGTTGGCCAAGCGTTTGGGTGATGGTATGGAGCGTCAAGACGCTTACCGTTCTGGTCAGTTCCGTCAGAAGGTAACTTGATATGTCGATTATCCAGACCCAGACCACCAGCTTTAAGGCGCAGTTGTACCAAGGTATTCATGACCTGACAACTGACGTTATTAAGATTGCCTTGTACACGGCTAGCGCAGATTTGAATGAAGATACAACTGTGTACAGTTCAACCAATGAAGTACCTAACACAGGCACTTACTTTGCTGGTGGGGCACAGTTGACTCCCATCACGGTATCGTCTTCTGGATACACAGCCTTTGTAGGCTTCCCCAACATCTCTTGGACAGGCGCAATCACCGCAAGATGTGCGTTGATTTACAACTCTACCCAAGGTAACAAATCCATAGCGGTGTTGGACTTCGGTTCTGACAAAACATCCGTTGGTACATTTACAATCACCATGCCCGCAAACACCGCTACGGCGGCTCTCATTCGTAGTTCTAATTAAGGAGTCATCATGACTATTGAAAAAACCAAAGCCACCGACGTTGTTTCTAGTGGTCTGACTTGTAACACCAAAGCCGGTGAGGACGCGAAAGCGACCGGCGTATTTGAGATCAAATGCCATGACAAAGATGGTAATTTGAAGTGGTCTGCCGAGTCTAAAAACTTGGTGGTTAACGCGGGTCTGGCATACATGGCGGGCACTGCTTTGACTTCAGTAACCCAGATTACTACTTGGTACTTAGGTTTGTACGGCGCTGGCGCTTCTAATACACCTGCGGCTGGCGACACAATGGCTTCCCATGCTGGCTGGACAGAAGTTACTGCTTACAGCAACGGAACCCGTGTGACTGCTACTTTTGTAACAGCTACAACCGCTGATCCCTCTGTAGTGACTAACTCAGCTTCTCCCGCAGTGTTTAACATCAACGGCACAACAACAGTTGGCGGTGCGTTTTTGACAAGCGACGATACTAAGGGTGGCACAACAGGAACATTGTTCTCTGCGGCTGACTTTGGCTCACCCGGTGACCGTTCTGTGGTGAATAGCGATACTTTATCTGTGACTTACACATTCAGCTTGGCGGCTTAATATGTCAGCGTGGGGTTCCGGCACATGGGGTGAA